TTGCGGTTTTCCGCACTGACTCCTCCAAAAACATCCCACCAATAGACCACTTTGTAGTACCGAGAATTTGGTAGAGGATTTCTCTAAGGAACTGTGATTTCCCCAACCCACTCCCTGCTGTGACAGTGATAAGCTCAGCTGATCGTAGTCCGTAGAGGAGCTCGTTGAGTCCTTTGAAGGGGTAGAAGGCTTCTGCAACAGGCTCAGGGGTAGACACGCTGTCCCAGAGTTCACTGGCTGCGATGATCCCATCTGGACGAAAGACTTCGGCTCTCCACCAAACGTTGACATATTCTGCTGATTTTCCAGCGATGAGGTAATCACAGGCATCTTTGCACTCCTTTAAATGTTTGACAATCTTAACCTTATTCCCGAACAGTTCAGCAACTTCTTTGCTTGCCTTCTGACCTACTTCATCCCCATCAAAACAGATCACGATAGTCTCAAAGCTATCTAGGTACTCGTACTGAGCCTTGCAGTCTTTAACAGCAGCTGAAGCCCCGTTACGGATGCTCACAGTAGGCCATTTGCTGCCTGTCATCTGATATGAGGCAAGGGCATCCAATTCACCCTCGACAATGGTGATGTACTTACCACCCTTCTGGAACAGATTTGCCCCGAAGAGGACAGCATTGGCGAAGTTACCTGATATTGAGAAGGTTTTGTTCTCAACAGAGCGAATCTTCTCAGCTACCTTAGCACCTGTCTCATCGTAGTAAGGGTAGTAGTGTTTACCAGAGTCCTGTGTAACACTGAAGTACTCACAAGTCTCACGTGAGATACCTCGCTCCACTATAGCCTTAGCTTCCCCTGTCTGTTTCATCTGGAATACCTTTACCTTGTTAACATTGGTCTGTTGCACACTAACATCGTCAGTGTTACCGTGCGAATACTTGTTACATACGTGGCAATACGTATGATCGTCATCGTAGAGCGAAGCCCCGTCACTAGAGCCACAATGCTCACATGGCACATGCTTGAGGAACTTGGATACAGTTTTAAGTGTAGTCGTCATTAATCAACTCCTGCCTTGCACCACAGTCATCACACTGTCCGTAATCCCAATGGGCTTGTTTGTACATAGGGCCACCACAAGAGTCACAAGTCCATTCACCGTCGTCATCGTGTTCTACATCGAAACATTCGTCATCATCTAGTTCCATATCATTTCCCTTTTTGTTAAAGATCTTATCCCAATTCTCATCGATCTTCTTGACATCTTCCTGACGCCTAGCTGACCCCTTACCTGCCTCATGAGCCATTGATCTTCTCCATCCATTGTTTAAACCTAGCATCAGTGTCACTAGGCTTAGAGCGCACCTTTTTAACCTTAAGTACTACATTGCGTTGAGGCCAAGGTGCATTAGGGGCTAATACCGTCTTATAAACTGTCATTTACGTTCCTCCGTCACTTTAAGGCCACCTTTACCAAAGCTAACACAAAGACACATAGAGAGATAATCATCACCACCCCTTCGTCTTTATTAGTTTTAAATACAAGTCGTTCATGACCGTACCGTACCCATGTTCGACAATCAGGTCTACAAATTCATTGACAGTATGAACGTAATGTGCTTCTTGTTGTAAAGACACAACATCATGTTCATCTTGGTCTTCTTGTACTTCCTCTTGATCAATTAACAATGCTTTCATCTTTCCCATGGTATCCCCCTTTTACTTTAATGAATCTTTAATAGGTAAACAATAGAGTAGTATTTGCTTTAATGTAGCTTTAATGACATAGAAGTTCTTAAACGTCATAGTCATCATCTGAGTACTTCACAGTATCATATAAGCTATATAGTGCATCTTCGTCTTCTAGGGAAACCCTTGTGTCCATCATGTCATCTTGGTCGTCCACATCAAGGTCTTGTTCAGTCATCAATGATCGATTGTCAATGGTCGGAATGATTGTCTTAACGTCATCGAAGCAAACTTTACATAAGTCTAAGAACTTGAATGTGATTGCATGTTTACGTGTCGCTTCGTAATCTGTAAGCAGACGGTCGCAGTTTAAGCAGTGCATTTTAAGAGTCTTTCGTGGTTCACCCTTGTCAGGGTATTGGTTTAATGAAATAGAGCCTTTAAAGCCCCATTAAAGGGCTTGGAGGCACATCCTTGAGTCTATCCTCTAACCATTTCCTATGATCCTCTTGTGTCCAAGGTGTCAAAGGGTTATCTTCGGTAGGAAAAGGCCAGTGTTGTTTATTTACCACAGATCATACTCCACGATTAGGTCTACAAAGTATCCAATTATGATAATTGTCATTTAGTAATCCCCCATCGAACAGCTTCATGCCACACGCCCAAGGCGTCCATGATCGAAGTGTAATCCCCTGAGTAATCCATATCTTCCCCTGCATCATAGCGGCTAACAAAATCAGCCACTTTATCAGCGGATACGTAGGCCATATTACGCGAATAAGCTTCAACAAAAGCTTTCTGTTCTTCTAGTGTCATTTTGTACCCCCGTTACTAGGCCAATCTTCCCCATCATCTAAGTCCACGTATATAGTCATGTCAGCATAGTTATGCTTTTTGTAAGCTATATCAAAAGCCATTGATTCTGATTCAGCTTCCACAGTGTAATCACTATGATAATTCCCGTTAGTGTCTTCCACATATACATTGTATGTTTTCATTGTGTCATTCCCCCATTTCATAATCTAAGTTATCCAATGTATCCCCTAAGTTATCCCATTGGAGCATAAAGTCTAAGTCTTCCCCTGCTTCCCTGTTTAGCGTTGGTGCGTATTTAAGCATAACCCCCTGAGTTTCCTTGATTAAAGACAATAGAGTGTCACGAGTAGTCACTACTTCATCAGCCAAAGGGTTACCCTCGCGCCAGAGTCTGCGCGCTAGCTCATTGAATTGTTGATTGTTTAGCATGTTAACCCCTTTGGTATTTCAATATCATCCCCAAGTTTGGATGCAACGTAACAGCGCATGGCTGCAATTAGGGGTTTTTCAGCAAATTGGGTGCAGTAGTCTCTTGATGTTGATTCAGCCATCCACCTAATACCGAGAACTTCGTCCGCTCTCGTACACTCAATAGATAAACGCTCTCGCTCAATGATCCGCCCACCTTGAGCCCATTCTGTTGAATAAGAGTACCCCTTATGCCACTCATATGGTTTTAAACGCGATTGTCCCCAAGTATTTTCAACACCCTCACATTTTGCCACTGCCCAATTAAGCGCATCCCCCGTTAGTTCTGATACTTTAATCATCTGCTTTTGTTTATTGTTTAGCATACTGTCAGCCCCTTTAAAATGTTGATCTTACTCTCTAAGCGCTTGATTGTCTCTAATCCGTAGGCACTAGCTGTACACGTACAGTCGACCTCCGCTTCCAGATAATCAATGAAGTCTAAAATGTCAGTTTTGCTAAGTGTAGATAAAACTACATTTTCATTAGCTATTGTGAGTGTATTGTTTAACATGATTAACCCCTTAGATTGTTGATGCTGAAAAGCAGAATGAATACCCTTTACCATCAGCACTATCGCCAAAGCGCATACCGTCAAGTTTCCAGTCGAGTTTGTGCTTAGAAACTAAAGCCTTAACTGCTTCAAAATGACACATAACGCCTGAAAGCTCGTGTGGGTAATCAATAGTGGCAGTAAAGCCTTTGATGTCACCGTAGCCCGCTGTATACGCTTTGATGCGGCTACCGCGTGAGTTAGTTGGGCTGATAAACTTAGTGTGAATTGCGATCATGATAATGCTCCGATTTTTGGTGAGTTGATAGACAAGGTACAGTGTACCGCATAGGAGCCCTTTGCAGAGCCCCTATAAGTTACGCTCTCTGCGAGAGCTTTAGACTGTTAGAGAGTAAGCCACACTACACAGAGTGCCAGTGTGTAGAGCCAGTATAGTATGGTTTGAGACTTCATGTTGCTTTCCATTCTTTATAGAATCGTTTAGCAATCCCTAAGTTATGCACTGAAAGCCAGTTGCAAGCATTGTCAAAGGTATCAAAACTGTAGAGCTTTTTAAGCACTTCATTAGAGGCGAGAATCTTACCGTTTGATTTCCAGAAATGCCAGTTATCTATTATCGCTGTTTTCATAATCGATCCTTGATTAGTTGTTGAGCTTTCATTGTATCAAGTATTTACTGTCTGTCACTAGGAACAAACCCTAACTAACATCAATTACTTTCTACCCAATCACTATTGCAAGTGTTATGCCAGATTAGATTAGACATATAAAGTAATACTTAATAGTTACTTATCATAGGTTATACACAAGATGTACACATACCATGCCCCGATGTAGTGCATTGATGCACCATTGATGTGCAGTGTATGCACCATTTTGGGTTAGTCTGTGGATAAGTACGTGGTTATCAACACGTTATCAACACCTATGATTTCATAATATGATATCCATAATAGATAGGTGTTTATCCTAATGTATAGTACTGTATAGGTGTACAGTATAGGTGCATCATAGTCACACACACTGTACCTTTACTGACTACCGAGTCACTAGTGAACCTGACTAGAACCTGACTGAGTTCTCTAATGTAACTTGATAGGGGGGGAGGGGGATGCTGTGGCTTGTATTACTTTGACGGAGCCTCCTAAGCATACAAAATAGAGCATATGAAAAGAGTGTCTGTTATGACTAAAATGTCTATAGACAACAATGACTTATTGATTTAATTAGGGACAGGTTAGCCTATGGAAGAAAGGGAGACTACATTCTGCTCACAAGAGCCTGTCATAGACCACTTGAGCCTACTATGTGGACACAAGAGGGCTATGAAGCTACTAGACTAAATAGTTTGCATTTAAGTACAAATAAAGCTTGACTTCTTAGAAAAGCAAGGTAGAATGCTCTATGAAGTTATACAAGATGACTTTAATGTTTCTACCAAGTTGACTGAGGTGCTCACTTGGTGTATTGATAATAGAGTGGTTTTACTACTGACTTCTAACTCTATAACTCTCTCTATTACTACTTTAATTAAGCTACATTAAAGTTACCATAGAACTCTTTATAGTTCTTTGTCCTTTCACACATATCATGTCTATCTCCAAACAAGGGTAAAGATGGAAACAAAGCAAATAGAACAACAAGATACCAAGGTTATGTCTACCGTTAAGAAGGGCAGACCTAAGAAAACAGAGATCGTAGCTAAGAAGTCTAAGAACAGGGGTACGTTGGGCAGACCGGCGGGTGACAAGGCAATCATGGATGAGTACAAAGCTAGAATGCTTAACTCACCCAAGTCAGCTAAAGTCCTAGAGGCAATCTTTGATGCAGCCCTAGATAACGACCACAAAGCACAGGCTGCTGCATGGAAGTTGATTATCGACCGCATAGCGCCAGTGTCTGCGTTTGAACTAACAAAGGTTGGTGGGCAGACGCCTCAGATATCGATCAACATTACTGGTTTAAATCAGCCGACCGTTGAAGCAGAAGAAATACTGTACGATGTGACGGATGTAGAAGTAAAAGATTCGGACACCGAGTAATCGGCTTGAAACACGTCTCAGGTGCGTGCGTCCAAACACCTGACCTTTTCAAGAGGAATTACAAATGGAAAAGAAGTGTACTAAGTGTGGGGTATCAAAGCCCTTGTTTGATTTCTATGAACGACCTGAGACAAAAGACGGTAGGCGTACAGACTGTAAGGCTTGTTTTAGTTCCCGTTCTAAAAAGAAGTGGGACAACAAGACAAAAGATGAGCGGGATACGATTAACAGAAAGAATCGCTTAAAACACTATTACGGGTTGTCTGTTGAAGAATATCAACAAATGGTTGAAGAACAGGATCGAAAGTGTTACATTTGTGGGAATGAGGCCAACTATAACGGAAAGCCTCTATATGTGGATCATTGTCATGATAGTGGTAAGGTTAGAAAACTACTTTGCCAGCATTGCAACAGTGGGTTAGGAATGTTTAGGGACAATCCAGAACTGCTAATCAAAGCAGCGGATTACGTAAAGGGTCATCGTGGCTGAGCTGAATTTCGAATTGCTTAAATGGCAGAAAGAGGTCTTCAAAGACACCCATCGCTTCAAGGTAGTAGCAGCTGGTCGTCGCTGTGGTAAGAGTAGGTTATCTGCTGTTACCTTGCTCATAGAGGCTCTGAACTGTCCTGAAGGCTCAGCTGTGATGTACATAGCCCCTACCTTAGGACAAGCTAGAACGATTATGTGGGATCTTCTGAATGACTTAGGAAGACCTGTTATCAAGTCAGCTCACATCAACAACTTAGAGATAACGCTGATAAATGGAAGAAAGATACTTGTTCGAGGTGCTGATAATCCTGACTCTCTACGTGGTGTCTCGCTCACCTATGTCGTCCTAGACGAGTGTGCCTTTATTAAAGAGGACACATGGCAGAAGATCATTCGAGCTTCTCTGTCCGACAAGAAGGGTAGAGCTTTGTTCATCTCCACACCTAGTGGACGTAACTGGTTCTACGATGTCTTTAACTTAGGACAGCAGGGTACTGATGAGGAATGGTTAAGCTGGCACTACACGACTAGGGATAACGAGACTATCGACCCTAAAGAGATTGACGCAGCTGAGAGGACGCTAAGCTCCTTTGCATTTAAGCAGGAGTACTTGTCATCCTTTGACTCAGCTGGTGCTGACCTCTTCAGAGAAGAGTGGTTGAAATACAAGGATGAGCCTCAGTACGGTGACTTCGTGATAGCTATCGACTTAGCTGGCTTTGAGGATGTAGCTAAGAATGCTGGTGCAGCTAAGAAGCGCCTAGACGAATCAGCTATATCAATCGTTAAGGTTATGGAGAACGGTGATTGGTGGGTCAAGGACATCATTCACGGTCGGTGGGACATCAGAGAGACTGCCTCCAAGATCCTGTTAGCTGTGAAGGAACACCAACCCATTGCAGTAGGTATTGAGCGAGGGGCCTTGAAGAACGCTGTAGCTCCGTACCTAGAGGACTTGATGAGAAAGAACAACGTGTACTGTCATATCTCTGACTTGACACACGGGAACAAGAAGAAGACTGACAGGGTTGTCTGGGCTTTACAAGGTAGGTTTGAGCACGGTCGTATCTCTCTCAATAAAGATAAGAAGTGGAAGACATTCGAGGATCAGTACATGATGTTCCCTACTACTGGGGTGCATGATGACTTGATGGACTCACTGTCTTACATTGACCAATTGGCTGTCACTTCGTATAATACTGATTACGAAGATGATGATTACGAAGTTATGGATGTTATAGCTGGCTACTAAGCCGATAAGGAACTAAATGGAAGATATGAATAACTCAGCTGAGTTCGAAGATCCCAGTGAAGCTGACAAGGAGCTAGTAGCCTTTGTCACTGATCACTGTGATCGCTGGCGTGATTATCGTGACGCTAACT